TTGAGAGCAGATTTATGTGTAAAAGCTCTTTGATACAAATCAAGATTTTTGATTTTTGTATCAACAAGTTGTTCGGCAACTTCTTTGGTAAGGAAAGTCACCATGTTTTATTATGTTTTGTGTTATTTTTTTAAGCCTTCTTCTCCTCCTTGATGTAGTGGGGGCTGAGGTACTTCTGAAGGTTAAGGTAGGTCACCTGAACGTCCGCGGGAGGCGCGAGGAGATCGCGAAGAACGTCGTCGAGGATAATCTGACGACCGTTGTCGGGGTGCTTGAGACCCTTTTCGGTGATGTACTTGTTAATGAACTTGGTCACCTCGGAACGAGAGATGAGTTCACCTTCGGGAAGTCCAAGGAAAGTCCTCAACTTAGGCGTCACATCCTGCTTACGGTTGAAGCCATTGTTGGCAGCACGCGCCTTGGCCTTCTCACCGTCAGGATCATCCTGGGCAGTCTTCATCTTGCGAATGAGCTTGGTGAGGCTCTTGACATCGGTGCGGAGCGCGGCGAGTTCGGTCTGAATGGTTTCGAGAGACATTATATCTATCTTACGAAAGTAATCTTTAAGCTTATGATTACCCCCAAAATTAATAAGATCCACATATAAACCACGGACCCCTGTACCACCGGGCGTTCGATCACCCTGTACGCCGGTCGAGACCCATCGTCGACACAACCACCTACACAACACTCTGGATCACAAGACACGACGTGTGGTCCTCTTCGCTTCGCACAGAATTGTTCCGTGTCACCTTTGTAAGTGTAACACCGACACTCGCCATAAATATTCGGGCACACCATATTATTATATCCCGATATAATAATGGACGATCAAGTGTACCCGGAATCTGTCATCAATAAGTTCAGGGAGGAAAATGTATTTTTCAGGGATGCCAAACTGAAGAAGTATTACGAACGTAATCTTCAGCGAGACCTTGGAAAGTTCCGTAAACGTTTGGTCGACGCGCATTCGAACAAATCATTTGAAAGGATGGTGTACGTTCTCGTGACGGATTCTATTCGTGACATCATACTCAAGACGATAGGCGAACTCACCACGTACATGGGTAACGCTGGGGACCTCACAGTGAGTGGTGGGGAAGCGTTCAATTTATACGTGGACTACAAGGACCGTATCGTCACGAGTGATATAGATGCTAAGTTTGTACCACGTATTCCCATGAACGATAAGTACTTTGGTAAACTTCAGGCTGTAAAGTTGTTGTTATGGAACAGGTTGGGCGAACTCGCCAAGCGTCTCAACACGCGCATTAAGAACCGTGTGATGGGTGCGGATAATAAACTGACCAAGTTTTTGGGTATAGGATTCAAGAACACGGGTCCATACGTGACTCGACGGTACACGCTCATCAAGAAGAAAAAGGTGTCTAACGGTAACGCACCGAGTAAGGGTGATATTTTCATAGATGTGGAACTTTTCGCACTCGATTTAAACATTCGATACTTTTCTCCAAAGTCTGGAAAGATCGAAGACGTGACGCTGGGTGGTATACTCGACATTCCATTCATGCGTCCCAAAGAGTTTGGATACGAAGTCGCACTCACGAAACGTAAGGGTCTCGTGTATCGCGAACATAACTCGGGTAAATTGATCAACGATAAGCGTTTATTGGTCGCGAGTAAAGAGTTTTTGATCGAAGATATCTATCTCATGCAGAAACTCCGCCTTCGACCTGAGAAGAAGGAGAAGGATCGTCAACGGCTGGTGCGTTTGGCGCAGCTCATAGATACACGTGTGAAAGCTTCCAACACGATGGATGAGGTTTTCAAAAAGGTGAGTCCTAAGATCGTGAGCAAGAAAAGGAACGTTTCCAAACCCGCGAAGGTTTCGATTCAGAAGGCGGCGAAAGTAGATCCGTACAAGTACAACAAGTTCACGACAAAACCCATGTCCGAACGCTTGTCTAAACAGATCGTGTACGGTCTTAAACCCGTCGTGAAAAACACAAACGTAGAAGGATACAAGAAGTCCTCAGGAAACAAACGTTTCAACACAGAAAAGCTCAAATGGCGAAACGTCAAGAACTCAGCGTACATCAAAAATGAATTTTCGTTACGCCCCGAGAACGCCAAACCACTCCCCAAAAATATAAATACATCAAAAACGCTCTATGGGTATAATCCCAGGAGAAACAATTGGGTACCCAAGGCTTTACTCGATAAGTCCGCGGCTATACCATTTGTTGGTTTAAAGAAATGAAACGTATATCAACCATAAAATGATCTACAACGCCCCTGTGAAAGGTGAAGATGGTCTCTACTTTGTGAAGGCACTCAACGATGACAAGCGCAAGTGTCTCACTCAGCTCAACACGGTCAAGATTTCCGATGTGTCAGGAGAGATCGTCATGGACGTCTCGTCCGGGGCGAAGATTGAGGAGATCGATACCCGTAACCTCGAGGCTGCTCTCGAGAATTGTGAAACTTGGTTCGGTAAGAAGCTCTCAGAAGGTGTGATCAAGGGTGCCTACACGTCGAGTCTCGATGGTACCGCGATGACGTGTGATCGTCTCGAGGCGACCAAGGTCTTCAACGCACAGCAGGAGTGCATCGACTTTGACACCATCCAGCCTGGAAAGACTTGTGATGTCATTCTCGAATTTGCCGGTCTCTGGTTTGCCAAGAAGGCATTCGGTCCCACATGGAATGTTGTTCAGGTCAGGGTCCATGATGATCCGATCCTCGACACTTACCCAGAGGAATACGCTTTTGTCGACGAGGATGACCAATAAAAAAAATTGTTATACATATATATAAGATAATGAAGGGTCGCAACCAGAACATCGCGATGTTAGTCGCCGTCGCTGCTCTCATCTTCCTCCTTTTTTCTATGAACTCCAAGTCTGGGTATGCCATCGTCGAGCGTGAGTATTCTCCCTTCGCCATGGCGCCAACCGCTGTTGGCCCCACCCCCGGTCCTACCGCGGCCCCAACCGGTGGCATGAACAAGGGTACTGGACTCGCCTCTTCCCTCCTCCCCCGTGAAGTGGCGTCCGCTGAGGACTTTGGTCAGTTTGCCCCAGAGGACATCCTCAAGGGTCAGAACTTCCTCGAGCCCCGTAAGCAGATCGGCTTCCCCGAGACTGTCGGTGGTGCTCTCCGTAACGCGAACCAGCAGATTCGCAAGGATCCCCCCAACCCCAAGGACCCCTACGTCTGGAACAACTCCACCATCGTTCCCGATCTCATGCAGCGCGGTCTTTGCGCTTAAAGATTAGCCGTATATACATATAAATGACTTCTGTCGCACCTGATCTCTCCGAGAACGTATCTAAGCTGGTAGAGCTCACAAAGCAATTAGCCGAGGCTAAATCTGATATCAAGATCCTCAACACAGAGGAGAAGCGCCTCAAGGAGGTAGTTAAGAAGCACATGGTTGACCAGGGTATCGATACCATCAACCTCAGGAAGGGTAAGATTAGCATTCGTAAGTCTGTCAGGAAGTCTGGTATGAGTAAGGATGCTATTCAGGAGGGCCTCCTCAAGTTTTTTGGTGGAGACGAGGCTAAGGTCGAGGGAGCCCTAAATGCAATCAAAGATGGACTTAAAACGAAGGAATCTACTTCCATCTCGTTAACCGGTATAAAAGAAAAGCCCGAGAAGGAAGATAAGTAACTAACTATGGTTTGGAGCCAATACGTATACGAAGCCACCACTGGATTTGATAATTACGCCAGTGATGATGATGATTTTATCGATGACACTCCTCTGAATATCGAAGACTGGGAAGTCGAATACTCAGATGAACTCCAGTACATGTGGAATACCATCAGGGCACTGATGTATGACGCACATATCCAGCACACAGGGGACTTTAATGACTTTGTTGAATTTTGTTTCAGGGAACACGATTCTGATCACGACAGGGTAACATGGGAATATCAGGAGCAGACGCGATGGTTTGAAGATAGACTCGGTCATATCTGGCGTCATGTTAGACGTATCGTGAATGATAATGGTCTTCATGAAGTTATACTCAGGGGTGCCACATTCCACCATTTTGCCCACTTTGCTAAAAATTATATGTGTATATATTAAATGCTCCCAGAACTCACTTCCCAGAAGATTGCCATCCCCGCTGCCCTTTTTCTCGCACTCAGCCCAGGTGTGCTCGTCACCACCGCGGGCAAGAACGTCAAGTTCATGAACGGCAAGACCAACCAGATGGCGATTTTTTTCCACGCTCTGGTCTTCTTCCTCGTGTACTCTCTCGTCGCGCGTGCGATGGGTCTCGTGCTCACCAAGACCGATCTTCTCGTGACCACCTCCCTGTTCCTGGCGCTCAGCCCTGGTCTTCTTCTTACCCTCCCCCCGGGTTCGGGTGGTGTCTTCCAGTCAGGACAGACCAGCATCTCTGCTGCGCTGACACATTCGATCGTGTTCGCGATCGTGTTTGCGCTTTTGCGTCGTCAATTTCCTCAATTCTACTAAGTAGGAAGATGAAGTACCTCGTCCTTGGTCCAGCCTCTATGGGTATATTTTCACTCATAGGTGCACTCAAGGCGCGAGAAACTCGTCTCACGGACGTGAAGGAAATATCCGGATCATCCGCAGGTGCAATTTTAGCACTCTTTTTAGCTGTGGGGATGTCGATGGACGAAATTTTTGAAACTTCACTCGATCTCGATATCCCCACCTTTGTTAAAATACGTATCGGTTCGTTTTTTAACAAATTTGGTTTTATTGATATGGGACCCATTCGTAAAAAGTTGGTGGATATATGCGGTTCGGATCCAACATTTGAAGAACTGGATATGAAGATTTACGTGTCGGCGTATTGTCTCAATACAGCGGAAACTGTTTATTTCTCGAGAGATACACACCCATATATGAAGGTGATAGATGCGGTATGTATGAGTATGGCTGTACCGTTCATATTCGCATGTGGTAATTATGATGGGAACTTGTACGTAGATGGAGGAATGAAGGAAGAGTTTCCACTCACACCATTTTTAGATAAAAAACCACACGAGGTTGCGTGTATAAAAATAAGCATGGATCGAATGTTTAGAGAAACGATCGACAATCCAAAACAGTTTGTCGACGTTTTAGTTCGTTCGGCTCTTTCAAATAGAAAAGTATACAAAATACCCATAGACATCGTGGAAGTGAACGTGGGTGACACGGACGTGTTTGATTTTAGCATGGATTACGAGGAGAAGGTACGCTTGTACACGATGGGATTTTCGACATAATACTTTTTTTTATCAGTTTATCATATATGATCGAGGTGTGTGATCCAGACGCCAACATCAGTGACCTGAAACGGTTGATTAAACTCAACACAGGCCATGAAATTAAACTGACAAAAAGCGAGATATGTCAGGTGTATGAAGACATCAAGGCTGGGAAGTTACCACTCCCACCGTTAATCATGAGTTCCGATAAAACGTACCTCGTGGATAAAAAGTCGCCACTCAAACCGAACGATTATGAAACGCTTTTTAGTTCATCTTCCAAACGTTCGGATATTAAACGAGTTGCGCGTAAGGTTGGTCTTAAACAGGTTGAACAGATGACCAAGAGTCAGATGATCGATTCGATCGGTAAGCGTTTAAGGTACATGAGAGTGTACGAACCAGTGAAGATTGGGTCTAAACGTACCGTTAAAGTTGAGACCAGGAACAACTCGAACGGGTTGGTGAACAACTCGAACAACTTGAGGAACAACAACACAGCAGTGAACAACAACTTGAGGAACAACAACACAGCAGTGAACAACAACTTGAGGAACAACACAGCAGTGAACAACTCGAACGGGTTCAATAACACGACCATCAACAACACGGCCATGAACATGTTTCGCACTTCGAAAAATGAGGGTCAGGTTTCTTTTCCAAAGGGTGGTTTATTTATGAAGGGTAAGAAACCAACGTTTCTGAACGGTAATGTATCAGCAGTCAAAGTTTTCAAAAATAAAGAGAATGTGTTCAAGACGGGAAACCGTGGTACCGGGTATTATAAAAATGAGGGTCAGGTTTCTTTTCCAAAGGGTGGTTTATTTATGAAGGGTAAGAAACCAAAGTTTCTGAACGGTAATGTATCAGCAGTCAAAGTTTTCAAAAATAAAGAGAATTATGTACAATCGAATGTGTTCAAGGGTGTGAGACCTGGATTTGTATTCAAGACGGGAAACCGTGGTACCGGGTATTATAAAAATGAGGGACCCGCCATATTTTATGGACCCTCGAAGCCCAACAACAACACCAAGCCCAACAACGTGAAGCCCACTAACAACGTGAAGCCCAACACCAACACCAACACCAAGCCCAACAACACCAAGCCCAACAACGTGAAGCCCAACAACACCAAGCCCAACAACAACGTGAGGCCCAACAACACCACGAAGCCCACCAACAACACCAACAACAACAATAACACCAAGCCCAACAACAACACCAAGCCCAACAACAACAACAACAACGTGAAGCCCAACAACAATAACACCAAGCCCAACAACAACAATAACACCAAGCCCAACAACAACAACACCAGGCCCAACAACAACGTGAAGCCCAACAACAACGTGAAGCCCACAGACGTCTCTATGAAACAAGCTACAAATATGATACGACGTCTTAGGCTAAGGCGTGAAAGACCATTCTTAAACAAACTCAAGATCCAAGGTTTATTACGATCTGATGTGGTGAAAGAAGCGACCAATTATAAGGACACCGAGGCGGACTTTATACTCAAACTTCGTCGAATGTCGATTTCTAACGCTCAGCGTCGGGGTTTCATTAAACGCATGGACAGAGATAATTTGAAACAATTGGAGGCTGAAGCACAACTCCAATCGGATGAAACCAATAAAGTCGTGACGAATAACGAGGAAAAAATAAAAATTATTCTCGCCACTCTCCCTTACATCGATGAAGCTGATAAACTCACGTTTCAAAAACGCGCGAAAGACGGTACCAGTACCATCGAAAAACTCATCAACGAAGCTAAAAAACTCAACGAGAAAAAGCGGGCGAACTTTATCGTTTCACAAAAGAAAAAGTTTCTTCAACTGATATCCAACATCAAACTTTCGAATACCGACAAAGCCTCTTTACAACAAATCATCGACGATAAAACAAACTTAAACTCGTTGAAGGTGAAAGCTGAGAAACTGTATCAAAAAAAAGTTAATGAAAACAAAAATGTGATGAAACAAAATCTCGCTGCGTTTATGACTCCTTTGAGTATCACGCAAAACTATAAAAATGAGATCATGTCTCGTTTTAATAGGGGTGAGAATCCCTTTCAGCTCAGGCGTGAAGCCAAGAAGCGTAGTGACAATACGAAAACGAGTGAATCGAAAACCAAGAAGCGTGACACGAACGGTGTTCAACTCAGGAGTTTTTTGACATCGCTCAAGATTTCCCAAAACTATAAAAACGAACTCATCTCGCGTTTCAATAAAGGTGAAAATGTCACTCAACTGAGGAGTGAAGCTAAGAAGCGTGACACGAATGCACGAAAGGGTGAGAAGCTTACTCAGAATGTACAAGAGATTTCTAAGATAACTTCCGCTATGAATCTCAACATTGATCTTACCCGTGTCGAAAATAATACCGATCTGGGAACTGTTAAAGCGCGCATCCTCGGTGCCGGTAAAGATAAGCTCAGGGAACGTGCCAAACCTGTCGAAAGTTCAAGTCTCTTGAGGACCATAGATAAGCTTTCCAGTGTCAAACAGTTAGTACCGTTCAAAAACAGAATCAACACACTCATCACACGTCAAAAGATGCTGAATAACCAAAACGTACTCCAGAGAAAAACGACACTCAAAAAGTTCATCACGAACAACACAATTTTACCACAAAACAGAAAGACTGCATTCATACGACGTGTCGACACGAACAATAACCTCGATGAACTTCGTAAGGAAATTGATACTGAGATTCGACAGCAGCAAATGAATCAATTGAAGACGTATCTCAATCAGCTCAACGTGAACAGCGACAAATACATGACCGAGTTTCGAAACACGAACATTTCCTTCTCAAACATCAAGTCTAAAATTGATAAAGAAGTCACCATGAAGGGTGACCTCAAGAGTAAGAAGAACATACTCGCAGCTAAAATTCGAGATGCCAAGGTATACGATGTTGACTTTAAAAACATAAACACGAATGTTAACACTTTGACGACCATAGAGGATGTCAATAACTTGAATACTCGGGTCGATTCTATCGTACAAGGAATCGTCAACGCGGGTAAGAATGCACTCTCGAATAAAATCGTAGAATCCGATTTGGAGATTAACTTAACCAACGTCAAGACCTTGAAGAATCTCAAAAATATCCGTGAACGAATCGAGAAGAACATATCATCCAAACGATCTGAGATTTCCAATTACATGAAGAAGATGGATTTCAATAATCAACAAATAAAGACCGTTCTTAATCGTAAGGCTTCCATCACCGACAGTAAACAGATGGCGAATAAAATGCAATTGGAAAAGAAACGGTTAGAACTCACGAAACTTCTCGATGAAAAGAGTATTCCCGTCCCCGTCAGAAAACAATTTTACGACAAATTGAACAAAAACGCAAATGTCGGTGCCATCGGACGCGACGCGAACAATTTTATGAAAAATAGAAACAAAAACAGTAAGAATGTGGAAGAACTCGTCAAAACGTATACCCTCGATGAACCCCGAAAAATAAAACTTCTTAACTTGTGGAAAACGTATGATATGACGATAAATGCGTTTAAAAACGAGGCTAAGAAGATGTCGAACGAGTACACAAAAGAAAAGGGGGATGAATTGCGGAGGTATCTCTCGATCGATTTAAAGCTCGAACCAAACGTCACGGAAACTATCATGAAAGACTATGTGTTAGATCCTACAAACATCCAAAAGTATAAAAATAGGGGTAAAACCATGAAAACCATTTCTGCGAACAGGGCTCGAATCGCAGAACGGATTCGTAAAGCTCGTGAAGTGAACGGTCTTAACCTCAAGTTTTCTGTGAACGTCAAGTCTGAAAATAATGTGAAATCTCTGAATAAAAAGATTAACCAGGCGTACGTGGGTAAGCAAAAGAAGAATCTCGCACGGCGCGCACTCAACGAAAATGTAAACATTTCCAGGGAGATAAACAACGTCAAGACTGCGAACAATTTGAAAAAATTGACCGGTACACTCGAACAACGTATCGCCCGTAAGAAACAAGATGAACTCAAAAAGTTTCAAAATCTCGTGAAAAATATGAACACAGTAAACCGAAACCGTTATGTACAGCAATACAAAAACAATTCCATAACATTCGAAAACGTCGTAAAAATAAAGGAGGAGGAGCGGAAGCGTAAGGAAAACCGCGAGAAGGAAAAGAATGCACTCCGAACGTACATGAACAAGTTATCCAACCGCAGAAAGAAGATGTATCTCGCACAGATTAATAAACCCAACACCAATCTCGGACCCCTCAAACCCCTCATAAACGCGAACCTCGCGTTAGAGGCGAGACAAAGGGAGGTTCTCACAAAGTTTCCTGGAAAGAACGGTGATTGGAAGTCCATCATAGAAGACTCCAAAACTATAAAAAACTTGAATGCGATAGATAGAGATCTGAACAAGAGAATCGAACTGCGTGACGAAATCAACGTGAGTCAAATATCAGAGAGGGAAAAGAGAGATCTGATGAATAAGGTTATGCAGTACAAGGCGGACATCAAACAGGTTCGGGAAAACTTTGTAAATAAGGCGATTCCCAAAGTCACCGGACCACTCGTGAGCGGAATCATCAACAAAGCGATTCGTGAGAATAAAGCCGCGACCACGATCCAAGCTGGATTCAGGGGAAAGAAGGGTAGAAACGCGGCTCGTCGGGCGATACTGAATAAGGCACCCGTGGCGGAAACGTTCGTCCCCGAAACCAACTTTAAAGACCAAAAGTTTAAAGTGAGTAACCTGAATCCACTCTCAAACCGTAGTTCTGCCATCAGCGCGATCAACAGGCTCAAGAAGATTTCTCAGAAAACTAAGACGATTTATAAAGGTCAAATTAACCGTGCACAATCGAATTCTGAAGTTGAAAATATTAAAACGCGAGCGACACGGAACGACAACGCTATTCGCGCGAGGGAAGAAGAAGCCAAGCTAAAGAAGAAGACTGAGGAGGCGGAGGCTGTGAGGAAGAAGGCGGAAGCTGCGAAGATGAAGAAGGCCGAGGCGATGAAGAGGGTCATGAACGCTTCAAACGCGTACGTGGCGGCGAAGAAAGCGGTCAACGTGAGAGCCGCGGCAGAACAAGCCGCCGAATCAGCCAAAGAGAAACTCCGTCGAAACGCTGAAAGGAAAGCGACCATGGGAGAGAAATCAAGCTACCAGGCGAAGATTAACAGCCGAAACTTCAAGATTCCAAAGAACCGAAAAAAACTATTCACCAGTCGCATCCAGAGGGCGACAACTTTGGGACAGGTTCTGAAGGCGTATGATAACGCCGAAAAGGAACGATTGTAATTTAAAGAAATAATTTGCCTTTATTGTAATGGAAAGTTGTGATGTGTGTTGTGAAAAGATAAATAAGATAAATCACAAGAAAGTTGAATGCCCTTATTGTGATTTAACGAGTTGTCGAGCATGTAGTCAAAAATATATCCTCTCCAGTTTTGAAGATCCACACTGTATGGGATGTAAGACACTGTGGAATCGTGAGTTTATAGACACATTCTGTACGAAATACTTTCGAAACACAGAACTACGACGTCATCGTGAAACGGTCTTGTTGGAGAGAGAAAAGGCTCGTATGCCAGAGACGCAACCCGAAGTGGAGCGAATAATTCAAATGAGAAAATTGCGTCGTGTTCTTAGACTGCAAAAAGAAAGACTCATAGAACTTCATACGTTACATAGTGGTAATGTGATTCACCCAGATGTCAGGAGTTTGTATAGGGAGATGGAGAACGTGTACAGAGATTTAGAACAATTACGAAGTCAAACGGACACTGGTGAACCGAGAACGTTCACGCGTCAGTGTCCTAACGAGACATGTAAAGGTTTTTTGAATGAAGATTGGTTCTGTGGTTTATGTTGCGTGTATTATTGTAAAGATTGTAATGAGATCCTTTCCGATACACACGAGTGCGACCCAGAGGTGGTCGAGACGATGAAGCTTCTCAACAAAGATAGTAAATCGTGTCCAAAATGTGGAACGGTCATACATAAGACGAGTGGATGTGCACAGATGTGGTGCATCAGTTGTCATACCGCGTTTAATTGGAGAACGGGGGAGATTGACACCGGTCGAGTACATAACCCACATTTCATAGAGTTTAAGCGTAAAACCATGAACTCACGGGAACATGGTGACATACCGTGTGGTGGAACGCCTTCGTTCAGGGAACTTCGCGGTCTTAACGCACCCAACGACATACTCCAGTACGCTTTGACTGTATATAGGTTGGAACAGGAATTACTCTACCTGGACACACGGCCAGTAGATAATACCCAGATGAGAATCGCATACATGTTAAACGATATAGCCGAGGAAGATTTTAAGATTTTTTTACAGAGACAGGAAAAATTTAGAGAAAAGATACGAGACACATCCCAACTGTATGAGATGCTCACGAACACGGGAGGTGATATACTTCGACAGTATGCACTCGACATAGAACGATACCCAGAGATTATTGAACTACTGGAAAAATTATTCGAGTATGGAAATGAAATAATCGATGTTATTCGAACACGATACAATTCCGCGTATCCCAAGAATATTTTTGTGTGAGTACAGTAGGATGATACTCTTATTGTTTCTCATCGTATTGGTGATTTACATGTTACCCGTGTATCCACATCCAAAGGTCGTTCACAACTTTTTAGCACCAGAGGAACGGGAGTACATAATGAAAAAAGCTAATAATAATCTCGAACCTTCGACTGTATCCATAGACCAAGTACTCGATGAAAAAATGCGTAGAAGTGAGACGGCTTGGTTAGACTACGATGACCCGGTCGTTCGACGCGTCATGGAGCGATGCCTTCAATACATCGACAGACCTTTGGATAACTGTGAAAAGTTACAAGTTCTTCGGTACACACCCGGTGGATTTTACAGACCACACCAGGATGTCGGTAATATGACGACGAACCCGAGGTTGTACACGTTCATTCTCGCACTCAACGATGGATACGACGGTGGTGAGACGGAGTTTCAAAATCTGGATAAGTCGTTTCGTCTCAAGGCGGGTGACATGCTCTTCTTCGAAACGCTCGACAATTACGAACTCATGACGTCCAAAGCTTTACACGGCGGGAAACCCGTAAAGAATGGGGAGAAATGGATTTGCAATTTATGGGTACACAAACACCCTTATTGAGTTTCGATTCGTTTTTTACTCAACTCAAAGTACTTCTGGTCCAGCTCGATACCTATAAACTTTCTGCCCGTATTCACACACGCGACACCCGTCGTACCCGAACCCATGGTACTGTCCAATACGACATCACCTTCGTTCGAGTACGTCTTAATCAGGTATTCCAAAAGTTTCACAGGTTTTTGTGTCTCATGAATCGTATCACTCTCGATATCAAACTCTATATACTCCGTGGGATAATTCGTAAACTTCTGTGTGTATTCAGAGTTTCCCAGTAATTTGTTGTTCGGACCGAGATGATGACCCTGATTTAACATCTTTCCTATCCGCTTTTCAGAGTTTTTCTTCTTAATGTCGACAGGAACGAGTCCTTGTGGGTTATATGTCATATTCCCCTTGTGCTTCGATGCAGCCGCCGCACCACCGGGTGAAAAGATCGCCACATCTTCTGTACACTTCATGGGTCGATAGTTCGCGAGTAGATACTGTGTCGTCTTGTTCTTTTTCCAAATGAGATTGTATTTGAACCATTTGTAATTACTGGATACGAGACGGGACGTGAACGGTTGCTGCCCGAAAAGGGCGACGACTCCGTGGGGTTTCTTGAGAATGCGGGTATATTGTTTCCACAGCGCATCCATGTCTATGATCGTATCCCATTTACACCGGGTACTTCCGTATGGTAAATCAGTCACTATTAAATCGACGCTATCATCGGCTATCTTATCCATCTCAACGAGACAGTCTCCATGATAGAGTTCCATACCCTTTCGGTGCGTCATTTTTTTAAGTATGCGAGGGCTCTTTCAATTTTTTCCACCGTGTCACCGAGTAGCCCCAGTCCCCTATTACACGGTTCACAGATCCAACCTCGAAACTCGAGAGAATCGTGATCGTGGTCCCACACGAGCGGTCGCACGTTGTTGCAAATCTCACACGGTGTATCATTTGGTGCCTTCGTGGAGCGTGCATTTTTTCGCGCTTGACTCGTCTCTTTCCGGGTCTGTTTGCAGCACGTGGTACAATCACCCCTTCTGTAATGTACATCTTTGTACCTGAAAGCTGCCGTTCCGACAGTGTTGAACGGAAAGCACGACAAGGGTTTGAATTGTTCACATCGCATACACTTCTTATCCTGTGTCCGCGACCATTCGAGTTCTTCCTGGCAGGACTTGAATCGTGGTGTTCCGTACTTGGTATCGTCGACGTAGTGACTCTTAATTCTACCCGTCACAGGAGGTTCTTCTCTTTCGAAAAAGTTTGGATCAATCACGAGAACCTGGACATGATTCTCGTGAGCGTAGAGTTTTACTGTTGACATGATTCACTTTACGTAAAAGTTGTGAGATACTTAGGTACTTAAAATCTTTATGCGAGTATATATTAAATGAAATGTGTCGCCACATTTTCTGAAAATAGTTTGTACAAACTAAAGTTGGCAAAGACCCGTAAAAACGTTTTGGAATCTCTCTACAATAAACCACCCATCACCGAACCTAAGAAGATTCGAGAAAATCTGAGACTTCGTTTACGTTTTACAGAAGCGATAAAAGAAGCACAGGAAATATGTGAATTGGACAAGGACTCGAAGGAGTGTCACTGGGCGTGGTACGAGGTGGATGAATTGGAAGATTCTATGGCTCGATACTATCCCGGTCGATCGTGACGATCGGCGGTTCTTCTGTGTACGCGTAGTACCGAATGGTGATACCAAATAAATCTCGAAGTTGTTGATTGAGTTCCGTATTGATCACACGTTTCCATTCGGTGAGTGTCGCGTGGAAATATTCGAGACCATCCTCGCTGAACGCATGTTCTCTCATGAATGTTTCCTGTCTAAAGTCATTCATGAATCGAACAACACTTTGATGGATGGGTATTTTATCATTTTCTGCAGCTTCTAAAATATCTATGACGTAGTATCCATGTGCGTCGCATATGATGTTTATTTGCATTCCGGGAAATCCACATATACACACATCGAAATCTGAATTGCTCGGGAGTGTCGTGAATATTTCACTACTATCGTAGTCCAATACGTGAGGTTGAACCACCGCTGGATGTGTGTGATAACTAATCAACGAAGGCCACACGAGTTCGATTGTATCGATAGTCACACGACGTCTATTTCTCGAAGTTACGAACGTGGGTTTACTGAAACATACTTGATTCCCCTTAAATGTACAAGCAATACTCCCAGCATATTCCCATTTCTTTCGGGATGAGAGATCACTTATATGTTTCAGTTCGTGTATGACCTTTCTCGGAATTTTTACACGTTGTGGTCGAAAGGCGCACACGTTCATACTATTACTTACTTTTAATAATACGAGTATGTGCACGCACATACACGACACGATCACCCTTGTTGATGTTCATGGGAACTGGGCGGTTCTTCTTCTTCTTCTCACGGGGTTTCTTGTTGATGTTCATGGGTACGGGGCCGTTGTTCTTCTTGTTGATATTCATGGGACTCGCCATCTTTATAGTATATAGAGAAAAAAAGGTACTCGTATCTAATGATAGAGAAGTGGATGAAAGAAATCTACGCCGAGTTGGGGCCGGGGCACAGTGAGCGGGTGTACCACAACGCGGTCGAGGTCTTGTTGAGGGAGAAGAACATCAAATATGAATCTGAACGTATCATACCTGTGGTGTTCAGGGGTCATGTCATAGGCAACGTGAGGGCTGATATCATCATAGATGGAAGGTATGTTCTCGAGTTTAAAACGATTCGGACCCTCGGAGATGGGGCGGAGTTACAGGCTCATAATTATCTTCGTCTGACTGGCCTGAATCTTGCGTATCTGATAAACTTTCCCCCTCATTCTGGTCGGGAGGTGGAGGTGAAAAAGATTGTGCAAGGACCATCAAAGGAAGAACTCGAGCAAGCATTCGGTAGAATTCTCGCCCATCATCGTACTGCGTCTGCGGATCTATCACAACTGCTTCCAGGAGTTCCCGAGCTTGATTTAGATGATGCTTAGCCTGTTCGATACAGTAGTGCACAGCCGGTTCTGTGGATGCCATGTGGTTAAAGTGTGGGAGTACATGAGTCTCCAAGTCATAAAGTGCGCAAAGCGTGTGTTCCTCATCGGGTGTCATAATAACTTTTCGCGCACCCAATCTCTATCTTCTTTAAAAATCTTGGACAACTTAGGGTCTTTATTCTTGAAGAGTATCATCAAGACGTTGAGACGCCTAAAGAGACCCAGGGGCGGTTCACCCGCGCGCACGACACGCATGAGCGCACGGTGACGCGCGAGTCTGGACTTTTCTTTGACATCCTCGTACCCATGGGCACTCATGATACCCGAGTTACTGAGAGGAATGCGGACGACCATTTAGTATGTATGCATTTTATTTTTCATCTTGGCATAGGGTACATCTGTCGTAACACTTTACACATACAAAGTGTGCACATTTTCTATACTTGACACACTCGGTCGTTTCATGGCATTTTGGACACGTATCATTTTTGAATTCGAGTACTTCATTTTTAAATCTCCAAAAACATGATGTACAAACCTTTAGTCCGGGTCGCATGGATTTACCACAAATCTTGAAATTCGGACAATTCATATAATTAGACTGTCGGAATAAATTCCCATCGAAGATCGCGACATATTTTTTTCCATATGACATCTTGTTGGTACAACTTTTCTTTCGATTTCAAAAGTGGAAAGTATTGAAGATATTCATCTTCGCTGAGTAACTCACAAAACTTATAGAGAACATATGAATAACTCAAAAAGTTTTTTCTTTCTGTCGGACAATTGTCATCGAAAGGTTTTTGGATATCCTTGAACATGATTCGTAAATTTTCTTCGAGTTCTTGTGGCATATTTGGTGGTTTAATTCCATTCAAAATATTTGTGATGTATGGAACATGTTCATAAAACTTATTGAGTCTCAACTTTTTCAAGAGTCCCCGAATCTTCGCGTGTGTGATATCCTCAAGGTTTTTGATTTTCATCTTTTTCAGTTCTGAACGCAATTGTTCTATGACTTCATCCGGTATGGTGGTCATCTCTTGAGCTTGAAACTGTGAAAGCCATTCATTAAAATGATTTTCTCTTTTGTATGCATAGTTTACAATTTTCTCAGACGTTTCCTGTTCCTCCCGATATGTCAACTCTTCACTTATGAGTGTCGCTATGATTGCACCACACGAGTCACATACGAGATCACTCGTATCGTGAAAATGAATAATGTTACTATAGGGGCACGTGGAACACTCCTCGATCATACGTTCCCTCGGTCTCGCTATATTTTGATTCTCAACTTCTATGAGATAATCTCTGAATATATCTTTCCGTTTCAAACCGACTGTTTCTTTGACGTTGAAAACGTTGTCGGTATTGAACACTTCTTCATTTTCTTCCGTGTATTGATTCATGTACGGCATACACTTCATGAGATACTCAGCCATCTCAGTCTCGTATTTACCCTTTTTGGATGGGTCTTCTTCTATCAATTGTTTCCAATGTGCGACTTTGTTGTTATATCTGCTTAAAAAATTACCTTCCATGTCTTATAGAGAGATGCTCGTCAAACTTTTAAGTACCCTTTACTTATTCTACAAACAACTCATGTCTCCGAGAGACTACTCGGTCATCTCAGAAGAACTCGAATACGAGATTGATCATGACATGAAGTATCAAGTCGAAGATGACTTTTGGATGAAAGAGAGCAAAGATTGGGACGATGGTATTCTCGATTCATATTATACGAACGTCACAGGTAAAAACTTTAGGAACACGATCGTACCACAGAATGTCTTATTCACGATCCTTCGTGTGCGATACTATTTCAACGGCAAAGAATACACCGCCATATCGAATGATATAAACTTCAGACCAGGAAAGGGGGAAAAGACTGCCATGCACTTCAGTATCCCTTTGAGTAATGCTTGGATAGTTGATCATGATGATAAACCCGTGCGAAACATTACTGAAAAGGTGAAACGATACAACGGTCCGAGAAATGATTTTCATGCACAGAAAGTTCCACTCGAACATTTTTTATATTACGACAGAGAAACACTCGAAAAAGATTTTCCAAAGATCATACTTTCAAATACTTTGGGTATGAAAAAGGTTGTCTCAACCCTCGATGACTTCACTACAGATCTTCAGATACCTTAGTCGCCAAGTAAAACTTAAGCTCACCCAAGTTGGCCACGTTGTACTTTAGAATCAAAAACCTATTTCCAATTTCTTGAATAATTTGTACCGACGCACACATACTCGTCGCTTTTGTGAAAATATTCAGATACTTCAGACTGTATAAACCTGTAATTTTAGGACTCTCGTCCGGGCATTCGATTATCGTCTCCTGGTTGGCAAAATCACCCTCACATTTGAGGCAAATGTCTTTGCCACCCCGTGTAATCTCAATATCCGTTCCTATGTTTGACATATCACGACAAAGGCGTTGAAAGTCAGCGGATGGAAGGGTCGTCACGGTCGTCATCTCTATATCCGGAACTTCGATTCGACTTTCGTTGATGTCCAAAAGTTTGAGTTGAAATTTAGATTTCGTCCTCTTAGATTCACTTATGATTTCTATGTCCATGTACTCCTTTGACTGAATCTCTATCTGAAGGACATCGTTATTGGTAATCGTCTTTAGAAGTTTAAACGTATTTGAAATATTTATACCAGCTATGATTTCATCCTGTTCACAGTGATACTCCTCAAAGTTATCTGCCGCGAGATACATGTCGACGAGAGAGGTCCTGGCAGTGTCGAGTGTCACGACGTACACACCGTCCGGTTTAAAATAAATGTTCACATCGTTGAGTATATCCTTGAGTACCTCGAACGTTGATTTAAAAGCTGATGCCTGAATCGTCACCAATTTCATATCTATCTTGATATGTGCGTTACATCTTTAACTCTGTATACGCTACACCCTTGGATACGTCACGGTTAATCTTCTCCTCGAGCTCTTTCGTCATCGCCGGTTGAAGGGAACGACCGTAATCATCGAGACGAAACATGTCTCCGAGTGGGTTATTTCCATCCAGGGTGGTCATCGAACACCCAAATCCACCTATACCAGCGTGTTCGACTTCCTTCTTGGGTAAGAGGGAATCCAACCAGTTCTTAATCTCGTTACCCACGAGGATCTTTCCATTCTTCGTGAGCATCGTGGGAACACGATTGATTTTGTTTCGATAATTCGGTGGTATCCCCTGTGTGTTGATGTTATGATAATGCACGAGCTGCTTCAGTTGAGGAACTTTGTTAATATACTCGATGACATCCATAGAGTGTTTGCACCTCGGACTATAGATCAGGAGCGACATCTATTATCTATAGGGTATTTTGTAAAAAAAAATTAACGCATTATAGTAATAAAGATGAACTACTTTGTTTTGTTCGCCCTTCTCGTGGTTGTCATTCTTCTGACGACCACACAAGAATCATTCACGGAGATGTTCGGGTTCTCAGGCCATACGAAACCTGTCGGACCTGTGAAACTCGATGACCCCAAACCTGATCTCGCCAAGTACCAGATGGTCGAGGTGAGTGTCGACAACGACACTATCGAGGACTTTGTGCTCAAGACGAACAAGGAAGTTTCCAAGCGAATCGGTATCCAGACGTACATCATCGAGACGACTTCCATCAAGCAGTACAAGAACGAAGAGCACGATCTGTATGAGTGTATGTTCATGGTGATGAAGAAGGGTGGTTTCTCGTTTGGATTTTCCGTCGTCGCCTCATTTGAAGTGCAAAACGGTAAATCAAAGCTCGTTTCTCTACGCTCGCAGCCCATAGGCGTCGATGCCCTCAGTGACATCGCACCGTTCGTTGAAAATACTGAAGGTAAAGAGTTTGTCGATTATCAGCTCGTGAAGGAGGTTGCCATTCCCACCAAAAGTGAGTTTGATTCGGTAAAAAATAAGTTACAGTAATTGTAATGATAAGTATCGACGATGTCACCAGGATTGATGACAAAAGAAAACAGATACGAAAGGAAATCTACAAAAAGATTTATGAACAATTTTCCTCCAAAATTAAACAATCCGTCGAACTTGGTCATAAACAAATTTTTTTAACCATCCCTGCGTTTCTCATAGGGTATCCAGTATTCGATAGACGTGTAGCTGCTCGATATGTCGCACGACAATTTAGCCTCGGTGGGTTCACGGTTAAACTATTGAGTGACCATGATATTTATGTTTCATGGATCATCCCAAAAAAGAAAAAGGAAAAAAGGGAACGTGAAGAGGAAGTGGGTGACTTTCCAAATCTCATGAATCTCAAGAAGATCGCCAATAAATACAGGGGGCATGCGTGAGAGTTAAAGTTTAAATATGTAAAACTATTATAAAATGTCTGACTCGATTGGAATAATGGTAGAAGCGAAGAAGGAGTACATGGGACAACTCTGTCTCATCATGTGCCCCGCCATGATCGAAGTGTTTCAGGATATGTACAACGAGGCCGTGACCATGTCGAAGGGTCGCAAGGTGCTCATCATGTTTCAGAAACTCCTCAAGGAAGTTCCCAATTGGTCGAACGCGATGTCTAAGAACCACTCTGACAACATCACGAACCGTTGTGCGTGGTACGGTGATCTTCTCGCGGCTGTTTTCGTGGCGTGTACGAAGATCCTCTCCGCGGTTCGTCTCAAGGCGGATAACAAGAAGATTTCTCTGAAGCTTCCCACCGAAGAGGTGTTCATTCAGACGTGCTACAATAACGTCGCCAAGGATCTGTACAAGGATCCGTACATCTTTAGTGAAGAACAGAGTGAGTACTTGCGTGATGAAAAACTCACCGAACGTTTCTCTCTTTGCATCGAAACCACCGTCAAGGAGTTGATTCCAGTGCAACAGATTCTTCAGACGTACATGTCTCAGGAAACGCGTGATATTTCACTCGATGGTGAGATTCATGACAGCGCGGATCCAGACGTGTTCGATGGTGAACCGTTTCCCGAACCAGAGCCAGAGCCAGAGCCAGAGCCAGAGCCTGAACCGGAACCCATGGGTGCCCCTGACCCAGAGCCTACGGGTCTCGAGAATGAGTTCAAAACTGTTCCAGGTGTCCAGGCACCCGATCCAGGACCGGAGCCCGAGCCCGAGCCCGAGCCCGAGCCGATCGCTCAGCCTCAGCAGGATGATGATGATGTACTTTTTGGAGACGCACCTGAACAGCGTACAAAAAATCCCAGGTATTATTAAATGGAACTCTCCGATTATCTGCGTGACCCGATGAGCGCCGCTCTCATCGCTGGAGGTATCACCGCAGGCTATATTCATCTGAAGGCGCATCTCAATAACGAGGGAAAACTCGAACTCAACAAATACACGAAACCCGCCGCCCTCAACGCGATTCTCGTGTTCTTTATCGTGTCGGGTGGTATTGGGCAAAAGGAGTCTATCTCCAACGAGCCTTTTTAAACTTAAAGATTACACCATTAAAATAAGAAAATGGCTTCCGTTACTGCGTTTAACGATATGATGGGTCAATTTCTTGTGGAATTGCACAAGACTTTTCCAGAGGAAAAAGGCATTAAGAAGATGATGACGTCATTCGATCTTTTGAAGTCGTCCAACCCCCGTCTCGTCGTGGATGGATTTATGAAGGGTGTCAGCCCCTACGCGGATAAGATTTCGGCGAAGGATGAGACTTTTCTATTGAAGGAGATTGACACGATCGACCTTCTCAAGGATTTGAACATCAAGTCCTATTGGGAACGTATGACTGCCAACACGAGGGCTGCGACGTGGCAGTACCTCCAGACGCTGTACATGCTCGGTACGACGATCACCTCCCTCCCCCAAGATACACTCAGCCAAATCGAGAATATCGCCAAGGGTGTGGCTTCGAAGTTGCAGGATGGAGATGGTGGCGAACTTAACCAAGATGCTCTCATGAAGATGATGGGTAGTATGCTTGGTAGTCTCCCTAAAAAATAAACCTCATCATATACTAAATGAAAGCTTGGTTCGACGATCCCCAGCAACTCATCAGGGCTGATTCGGTTACTCAATTCTGGCCGACACGTGACCAGTCACCAGAGGATCGTATCAACGCTGCCTCTCGTTTCGTGATTTACGCGTCGTGTCTCATTTATATCATTCGTCGTGATCCACGTGTCTTTATATTGGGTATGACCGTCCTCGCTGTCATCTACGTTCTTTATAAGTCTAATATGGTCAAGGACACGTACGGGAACACCGTGTCGGGTGATATGTGTCAGAAGCCTACCGTGGATAACCCCATGGGTAACGTGCTCATCACCGACTTTACCGACGCCCCCAACCGTTTAGAGGCGTGCTACTATTCCAGTGTGAAACACCCCACGACTGAACGTATTTCATTCGATTCTGGGCGTTCGCGCTCCCCCCTTCCTAAATATATGCGAAACGCCCTGGATCGCCAGTTTGTTTCGAATCCCGTGACTAAAATCCCAGGAGACCAGACGAGATTCGCGGAGTGGCTCTATGGTCCTAAGAATGGCCCCATGTGTAAGAGTGATGGTCGGTATTGCGACCCGAATGCGAGAGGTGCCCAATTGGAGGCATACAGTGGTCTCGGTATGGATGGAGATCGTAGATAAATATTCTCATGTAATAATAAATGGCATACCAGCTTCAGCCTGGCCTTTCCATCGTTCAAAATACTGGTGCTCTGCCCGCGGTGAGTGCGACTGACGAGGTGTTCGTCTATCCTCAGCCCAGTACTCTCAACTGTGGCGGTTGCCGCCCCAACACCATGCTCTATGGTACCGCCCCGTACAAGGCTGGTAAGGGTTCCCCAGCCCAATACATCGACACGAGCGACCAACTTCGTCCCCAATCCACGTCGCGTTTCAACAAGAACATCGTGCAAACCTATGAACGTAATCTGTTCCCTCTCACCAACATGGATTGCAAGGTTCCCCTTAGGACCATGCGATACGAACCCGCGAGTACCCGTGCCGAAGTCCAGAATGGTCTCTTTCAGCAAAGGTACGCTAATAAAAATGTGGGTAAGAAGTAAGAATGGCAGATCCCATTTCACTCATGGCTGTGGCCGGTCTCGTGTATGCTGGTCGAACGTTGAGTACTAAATCTGAACCACCACCACCACCACCACCGCCACAGGTTGCTCCTCCCCCCATGGAAGTGGAAAATGTCAATTTTGAACCCACAGTCGAAGTTCCACATAAGATGGAGATGGCCAGTTTCGCGGATATCGGTCGTCAACAAAGAAGTGGCGGTCAGGAGATTTTGAACATGCGCAATCGTATGTACGATCAGGGTCGCATGAACAATTTGAGTCCCGTGGAGAAGCAGCTCGTCGGTCCGGGTCTCGGTGTGAGCGCTGATACTCCCGCTGTCGGTGGCTACCAGCAAATGTTTAGGGTCAACCCCATCAACGTCGGTGAATATCGTCTGACGACTCTCCCAGGCCGTTCCGGTCCCGCACATGACATCACCGGTGGTCGAGCCGCCAAGGTTGGTGAACTCACCCATAACAAACCCGAAACAACCTCATTCCTTCCCACTCGTTTACCCACTATGCCCGGCCGCGCGCAAGGTATGTCCGGTGTCGTCCCTCGTAACGAACATGAGAAGACCAAGCGTACCACCAACCGTTCCGAAACTGGACACCGCGCGGATGGTCTTGGATTCAACGGCGCGAAGCGTTTCGTGTCGGCACAGACGGTCGCCCAAGATCCCACTCGTTTCAAGAGCGACCGTAACGATGAGCAGTACATGTACACGAACCGCCCAGCTCCAGGTATTCACAGCCATCACGGTGCGTATACCAACAGCGCCGCTGTGCAGGTGACTGCGAAGACCAACGAAGAACTCATGAAGTATGGTTTCCGCCCCGAGGATCGCCGTGGCAAGCCTAACCGTATGGGTAACGCTGGGCGTATGAACGTCAGGGAAAGTGCCCTCAAACAGGGTGGTGCTCTCACCGCCGTGCGTTCGGATACGACACGTGTCGATGGACGTATAAATGCAGCCAACGGTGGTTGGACCCAGCAGTATCAGCAAAAGGCGTTCCACCAGTTTAACGCGTACAAGGGTAACGAAAACCCTAACACCCGTTCTCTGGATATCGCGAAGAAGCAGTTGTACAACAACCCTCTCGCACACTCCCTCTCCCAGTAATTTTTTGTGTCATAGACAAAAACAATCATTAAAATATTATACGCATATTTTAATGAAGGTGCATAGCCTCTCTATCGATAGCAGTGAACACGCTGTCATCATAGATGAATATTCTAATACGTTTCAAAGTCCCCATGACTACATCGTCACACTCGAAAATCCCATTTACGACGTCTCCTCTATAAAACTCGTGTCCGCTCGTATACCCACACCCCAATTGACGACGTGTTCGACCAATAAGAGTTTTAGTATCGATGGAAACGTCTTCACACTCGAAGAGACAAACTATGCGAACGGGTACGTTTTAGCTGAAGATGTAGAAACACTCGTCGCACCACCAGATTCTAACGTGAGTCTCATCGTGTACGACGAAGAGACAAACACACTCAACTTTTCCAACGTGGGTACATCAAATGCATTTACACTCGAGTTCTTTTCCGGTACGAATGGTCACCAAAGTGACGCATCCACAGAAACAACACCACACCAGATACTGGGGTTTGGGTCTCGAGACTATACAGGAAGTTCAATCAAAAGTGGATCTATAAATCTGGAAGGTCCAAACTCTTTGATACTCAAGCTCACGGCGGGATCCGATGAACTCAATCAGGACGTGTACTCCTCGACACCATTCTATACCGGTCACTTACTCTTAGACGGTTCTGCGTATATCAACTTCAACGGTGCGGACGATCATCTCGAACACCGTTTTCATTCTGGACCCCAAAAGTATATTCGGGACATTCGAGTCGAGTTTTTTTACATGAGCCATGGTCGTCTCATTCCGTATGACTTTAGGAATCAAGATCACATACTCAAGTTCGAGATTACATGTTCGACAGATAAACTCGCTAATTTACCTAAAGTTCCCATCGATGAAGAAAAAGCACCCATAAGCATCTCCGTACCAAAAGAGGAGGAGAAGAAAGATGTTTATGTGTGGATCTATATCGCCGCGATCATTTTGATCGGTCTGTTGATGATGTTATTTACCAAACGAAAACCCAAATTTACCGGGTGATCGCGTAGACAGGCTGCACGGGCTTGGACACGCGGGTGGACAAACGGGTGATCGTGAGGAACACGATGATAGAAAGAAGGGTGGTGAGCATGGCGGTGAGCGCGTACTGGGTACCACCGTTCTTGGGAACCTTGACGAGCTGGGTCACGGACCAGCGCGCGAAATCCATCCAGGAAAGGGCGGCGGCGAAGGCGAAACCACCGACGATCGCGTTGAGCGACTGGGTCTCGAGCTCCTGGGTGACGAGGCTGATGGTCTTGGTGGCAGTATCGGACATTGTTGTATACTGTACCTTTGGAAAATTATTCTGGTAAGAGTTCCTCCTTTTTTACAAATTTTTTAAACTTTTTCTTTTTTAGCGTTTTAGTTTTCGCGAAGAGTTGTTCATCATCAGATGAATCTTCACTTGAGCTCGTTCCTGAACCATCGTATGCTTTAAACTTTGTTTCTGAAAACGACCACGCCTCAGGCTCCGAGGTGCTCATTACTATTAATAGCATTTTTTAACATCTGTTCTGTCGGGTTTTGGGGTTGCCACGATTCCCAGCGATCGTATGCTTCATTCATGAGCAGGAAAGTCGGATCAGAACCAACGTACCTCTCAAAAGGTGGGCAGTCCTCTGGTTCGACGATGGACATCTCCTCGTCCTCGTCCTCGTCCTCGTCCTCGTAAATCTCAGGGAACAGAGATCCAACATCCTGACCAACTGTGTACATAGCACAGTATTTCATCGCATATTCCATGTCTTCTGGGAGGAGTGTATCCCTTCCACACGCTTTGGAATATTCGGCTGCGAGTATCGTACTTCGCTCCATCACTGGCATTAAAAGATTGGTCATGGTCTCGATGTATTGATTCATGAGACCATCACCCCCATCACCGAAACCGGTTTGCATGTTCATCTTTAGTATTGAATGTTAAAAAGAGTTTGTGTAATTCCCTCAGAAACACGAAGAATGTTGTAACTTAGGGCATAGACACGAATCTGGCGCTTAAAGTCGGGACACGGTGTGAGATTCATCTTGAGAATCTGTTCCTTGATCAAACTAAAGTTTACCTGACCTGTAGGATACCACTCTTCGGGCTGAAGGGCGAAACTGTACGAATAGAATCGTCGAATGAGTTGCGTCTTCGAATGGTGTATCGCCCCTTGGACCGCCTTTAGAAAGATGACGTTACCCGTGTCCCGAGTGATGATATCTTGACCGTCGAGAGTGAGTGTGAGATAGTCCAGGTTTTCGTAGAGAATCAACTTACCGTTGGCGATGGCATATATGTTGTCGTAATCAAAGGGTGTAGCACCTTCCCGCTGAACGACAAAGTACAGTTCCTTGACGGGATTGACAAAGTCCAGCTTGAACGTTCCCTCGTTGACACCTGCATCCACATCAAAAACATCCTGTTGAATCTGTGTGACTAAATAGTCGATCGAATTATTTTCGAGTTTTATACGCTCCACACAATCGAGAAAGATGACCTCGGCACATATTTCAAATTGTTTCAGTCGAAGTGTCTCCTGCAGAGGACTCGACGTCCCATCACCCCTGACGACGAGTTCTTGTGCACTCCGAAGCTTGAACTCCACCTCAACCTCCTGGTGTTTGATGGCACACAGAGGTACGGCGAGTTCTGAGTGTCCGTAAAAGTAAAAGGGGAGATCGACGAAAAAGTTTTCTTCTGAATCGAGACCCAACGTGTTCTGAATCACGATATCTGGATTGACCGGTCGATCACTCGTTCGAAGGGGGTACTTTCCGACCAATTGTTCGAGCGCCTTTTGTTTCGTTTGGGTCACGTTGTGTTCAGAGTAAATCTGAAGGTAATCACTCGTGAGACGTTGTACAACCTTACCACCGATGATGAGATCCACATGTTCTATTAAAGCGTGTGCGACGGATTCGATGTACAGCGTATTCGCAGTCTCTATGATTTCGGGAAGTCGCATTTTGACACTCAACGTCGTGAGAAGATCGCCTTGGTTTTGGGCAATCTTGAACCGAACCTTTTTTCCAAAGTCGGCTTCGTTTTCTGGGTCTATCGTCACGTATTGTCTCGAAAAATTGGAATGTTTCTTGAAACTTTCCACGAAGTGACTGTAGTCTGGATCGACCGTGAAGAACCTCTCTTGAGGACCCGAGGCCATCAACTGTATTTGTCCAGCCATTACTACTATATCCACCTAAAATTTTAATCCCGCTAAACCACTCTCGATACGTAACACGTTGTAATTGACGGCGTACACACGGGTGTCATTATCGTACGAGGCATCTATGGGTGCAACCTCGATCGTGAATAGTTTATGTGAGATACGACTCATGTTCACCTGACCGGTGGGATAGGGCACTTCGGGTTTGAGAGCGAAGGAGTACATACCAAACTTTGAAGGTCCGAGAGGAGGGTTAATCGTGTTAATCACGAGAGAAGACTCCGCATCCGAGGCGGGTGCGTTGACATGATGTTTGAATGCCTGTTCGTACGCCAGGAAAAGGCCGTCGCGGTTGAAGACGACTTCGTTATTGAAACGGAGTTCGGCATTCACGATGGTATTGTATTGATTCGATATGTTAAGAAGTGAGGACAACTCTGATTGTGAAACGAAAAAGAGTTCCTTGACTGGGTGTTGAAAATTGAGCATCACCGAACGTTTCGTATCTCCCGCCTTTATCTTAAACTGTGCCAACTGTACCTGTGTGATGACATAGTCGAGAGGTCTGGTCATCAGGTATCCACGCTCTTCGGGTGTCACGTAAACAAACTCCGTGTCGATCGAAAACTTATTGATGGACGCCTGGATATTGTTCACACCCGTCCCGATGTGTACCACCAATTTATCCAGGGGTCTCGTCTTGATTCGAACCTCCACCACCTGTTTCGTCAGGGCACACGTGGGAATGGCCAAAGAAGGGTTTCTGTAAAAGTAAAACGGAAGATCGAGAAAATATGTGTATTCATCCGCGTAACTCAAGTAGTTCCCGTGACCGTTCAGGAAATAGAGCGTCTGCTCGATGTCATCATTCGTGTTGTGTAACTGTTGATGCATGTAGATGTATTCTCCAGTGAGACGTTGAATGGGCTGACCACCTATGAGAAGTTCAGCGTATTCGATGAGATGTGTCAGCACCGATGGTGACCAGACGGTGTTATTTTTACCGGGTGTATCTGGGACTGGGTCGGTCAGGGTCACTTTGAGTGTCATGTTTCGAACGAGGTCACCCTTGTCACCAGGGATTCTACACGTGATGGTTTGTCCAAAGTCGACGTTTCCATCAAACTGACTCTCCACAAAGTCAAAGGCAAACTTTGTATGTTTCTTGAAGTTCATCAGGAAATACGAAAATTGTGGTTCACCTGTGAGCCATTGGTCTTGGACTCCAGTGGCGGCGAGTCTCAGACGACCAGCCATTCCTACTGTACATGAGTAAAATTTTGCTAAATAAAACGAGACACTACATTAGAATGAATCTTCAGTTGAGGAAATTCAAACCCGAGACGATCACAGACGACAGGGTGTGTGTTTTCATAGGTAAGCGAAATACGGGTAAATCGACACTCGTGAAGGATATCATGTTCCACAAGAAACATCTTCCAGCAGGAATTGTTCTTTCGGGTACTGAGGAAGGAAACCATTTTTATTCCGATTTCATTCCCGATCTCTTCATTTATGGCGACTATGACAGAGATGCGATCGAGCGAGTGATGGCGAGACAAAGAAAGTTGGTGGGGAACGGAAAAACAAATTGTGGGGCGTTCATGCTTTTGGATGACTGTATGTACGACAGTAAGTTTCTCAAAGATACGTGTATTCGACAGTGTTTCATGAACGGTCGCCACTGGAAGATCTTCTTCATGCTGACGATGCAGTACGTGATGGACCTTCCACCAGCACTTCGAGCCAACGTGGATTACGTCTTCATACTCAGAGAGAATATCATTCAGAACAGAGAAAAGTTGTACAAATCATTCTTTGGTATCTTTCCATCCTTCGATATGTTTTGCAAGGTGATGGACGCCTGTACTGAAAACTACGAGTGCCTCGTGTTAGATAATACGGTAAAATCTAACAAGATTCAAGATTGTGTGTTTTGGTACAAAGCGACCGTCAGAAAGAACTTCAGGGTCGGAGGGGCTGACCTATGGAGACTTCATAAGAAGATGTACAACCCCAAACATTTTCAACAAAAGGAGGATGACGCTAAGAAGGCGACGAAAAAGACAAACCTTAAAATCACAAAGACGAAATGAGAAACAAAAACTCTGTAACTTTCGTCGGACGATTCTGTAAGTTTCGAGATCCTCTGTAACAATTATAGTCTATGTCTATTCGCTCGTACGTGTACGATTTCAGAAGTTCCTCCCATTCCGTGGGAGTGATAAACCCTTCGTTACTGTATGATACCAAAGTGTACCGCGCCTTTCGTGTGGAAAGTTCGAGGGTTCGTTTCATCGTATCCTTAATCTTAGTCTTGGAGTTGTACGAGCTCTTGTTCCAATCCACTGGAATACCTGATACCTTCGAAATCTGCTCAGGCTTTTTGTTCGTGGCTATCAAGTTTAACATGAAATAATTGGAACCGTATGGGTGTTGGTTATACGGTGGATCGAGGTAAATGAGATCAACATCGGGAAGATTTTTGAGAAAGTCCAAAACGTCACGACGCTCCACCACGACATTCTTATCTGTTTCGTACCAGAGGGGACACTCGACTCGAATAGACCCCGTGATTCGTTCGAGGGCGTGTCCCTTTTTACCACCCCATCCACCTTTATGAAACCCCTTGAAAACCCCTGAAGTATTCGTGTGAATACTACTTTTCACGAGAAGAGGACCCAGGCAATACGAACGGAGGTTTTCTGGGACGGTCGTGTGTACGTACTCCATCATCGCATCAATCTTACCTGCATTCTCTTTGGTGTAGAAACACCGCTCATCTTCTTGAATCGCATTCGAATTATTCGGTGCGTACAATTCAGATATGAATCCACTCCTCCCCGGAAGATTGTTCATGGTTTCGATATGTTTTTGAATCTCTCGTTGCTCTTCGGGTGTGGGTGTCTTCAGGAAACAATTCGAGAGTACTTGACAGTAGACTTCCAAATCATTCACATGTAGAGTGTCACTATGTGTCAAGAGCATTCTCGAGACGACACCAGAACCGGAGAAGGCGTCCACCGCGCTCGACGGTTTTAATCGTTTGACGACATTTTCTATGTGTTGTATCAATTTTCTCTTATTCCCGAGGTATGTTATCATCGGTTGTTGAACATACTCGCTCATAGTTGTTTATATGTCGAAGGATTTCCTTAATAGATTTTTACCCACGTGTAGCCGTTCTTAGATGGTCAGGAAACAAAACCGTCTTCCCCGATACGTCAAGAAGAACGCACCACCATCCGGTTTGATGAAACAATTTTCAAAGTTCAACTTGTTCGTCCAGGAAATGTCACATTCACCCACATAGTCTTGAAACGATTCAATCAAACGGGGGAGAATATCTTTGAGTGTCTGTTCAGACTTCTGACACACGCCACCCGCGATTTGATTCCCTATGTGAATGTTTCTCAGGTGAGCCATTTCGAATACTATCACGATGAACATTCTTTGACTTGGGGTTCTGCGTTCGATATTGTATCGAAAAAAGTATGGCTATACTAAATGGCTTCAGAACACGTGAACACCATGAATCTCGCAGATGATGGCGAAGGGATGGTCCCACTTCAAGATAATCCATCTGTGGCTTTTACACCCGAAAAAAATATGGGACAAAGTAAAGAGACGATGGATTCTACTCCCATTAACGATATCATGATGGAACCCCCTATGATGACCGACGAGCCCAAGATGCAGGGTATGATGCCCCAGATGACCGCCCCTCAGCCCCAGGGTGCGTATCCCGCTCCCATGCAGCAGGCGACTCAGCCCGAGAAGAAGAACCCCTTCAACCTCACCGATGAGCAGATGACCGCTCTCGTCGTCGCCGCCGCTACTGCCGCTGCCGTGAGCAAGCCCGTTCAGGATCGTCTCGCGACCTCTATCCCCAAGTTCCTTAACGAACAAGGGGGTAGAAGTGTGGTTGGTCTCGCTTCGACTGGTGTCGTGGCGGCTATTCTCTTCTATTTCGCGAAGGATTACATCGTCAAGCCCTGATTGTTTGATTCCCAACCCATGTTACTGTAAATTGAATTATCGATACCTATGAAATAGGTCGCTAAAGCTCCCATCGCGAACGTCACCGAGAGCAAGGCACTCAGATCAAATGCCTTTCTCTTGTCACACTCGTATTTTCGCACAGACTCCTTGGTCTGCTTCCAAATGTTATTCGCCACGTAGGTTAGGATCAGCGCGATGACGGTACTCGTGAGGAAGAACCCACGATCCACCGCCAGTTGAGGCACGTTTCCGACGATGAAACGAAGCATGTTGGGAATCACGACGGTCATCCAGATGAGATTGAAGTTATAGTTTTCAAAAAACTTGGGGACGACCAGAACGGTAAAGAGGGCGACCCAGTATCCAATCACCATGAAAAGGACATTAAGAGGAGTTTTCATTTGAAGTATACATAGATTATTTATCCTGGACGTGTTCGCCACAGAACGGAGTCCTCTCTGGAATCTTCGTGTACACATTCAACTCGACACACATGTCTCGAAGTTCGATGTAATTTTTCCAAAACGTATCGGTATGATCGTATTCTTTCACCGTGCAGTGTGCCAACTCGTGAAGAAGAACATGAAAGATTTCGTTTGGTACACCATCCAGGCAGACGGCGATATCACCACCCTTATTCGTGTTGTACCCGACCGTACCTTTCATGCCGTACACCCCCGTGATCGGAATACAACGCCTGAGCATATGAAACTTCTCGGGACCATTCGCGCTGATATGTTCTCTGAGAATACGATACCTTTCTTTGACTTCGACGAGACGCTCTGGTTCTTTCGCGGTGTACAATACCCACAAATTCACGATGAAAAGTATGAGAAAGGCTATCATCTGTTATACACAAAGATAAATTTGCTATACAATTCTGAGATGGGATTCCCTCTTAGTCCCTCCCAAAGTTGTAACTGAAACCCGAGGTCTTCGAGGTGTGTCACCAACAGGTCCTTGTACGCCACAGGTTCGGATTTTGGTCCGTCGGCATAATAAGGTGTATCCGTGAGATGCACAAAAAGTTTTTCACCAAACCCACCGTTTCCGTGATCTTTCAGTTTGAAAAAGTTTCCAGTTTCATCGAGATAGGGTGTTTTAAATATAATCTTTTCCGAATCTGGAATGATACCCATGAGAAGTCCACCCGGTTTGACGCGTTTTCGGATTTCGCGGATGGAACTCGTGAAGAGAGTTTTTGAAGCGAAGATGTAATGGAGTGAAAAATTAAAGCACACGATGTCAAACTTTCGGTTGGGACAGTCGTGTATGTCACCTTCATAAAAATTGACACGCATGTGCATATTTTTCGCACGCGACTTGGCCTCCACGAGTGCCGTGGGTTCTGGGTCACACATGTTAATGTTCACACCACACCGATGCCATTTTTGAAGATCTCCACCGAAACCACAACCGACATCAAGAATGTGTTGACCCTCGCGCGCCACGGACTGGATCAAACCCCTCTTCGCCTCGTTGTGATTCTTACGAATCTCTTCCATACTTCATGATAGTTTCATATCTTTAATTCGCACTTAGGGCTTAAAGTTTAGAATCGTGAAGTACCTATAATGTCTCTCGAGACCGATTACACCACCGTCCCCGGCCAGGTTTTCGCGTGCCTCTCTGTCATCGGACCTGAGGCGCCCCAGAAGAATGATAAGTTCGGTATCAAGATTCGGGGTGCGTTCGGGACCCGTGACGAGGCGGCCAACCACGCCAAGCGTCTGCAGAAGGAGGATCCTACCTTTGACATCTACGTCGTGGACATGTACAAGTGGCTACTCATTCCCCCCGATCCCACCAAGATTGAGGATGTGCACTATACCAACGAGAAGCTCGAGGAGATCATGACTGGATACAAGGAGAACCAGTCACAGGCTGCTCGCATGTTCCAGGAACGCAAGGAGGCGATGATGAACGCCAAGTCGATCACTCCCGGTGACGACAATTCAAAGTTTTACACCAAGCCAGATGAGGCACCCATCGCTCACCCCGCCGAGGTCCTGGAGCGACTCAAGAAGGAGAAGCCCGATACGCCCATGGAGGAGCTCGTCAAGGAGGCGGATGCGATCGTCGCCGCGGAGGTCGAGGCGCGCCGCCAGAAGCGTGAGGCCGAGGCTTCGACTGATGGAAAGATGGACGAGATCAAGGAGGAAGGTGAACCCGAGGTTTCTTCAGCGTAAATAATATTCATATACAGTAAACAAAATGTTCGGGATTATCGTCACGATAATCCTGGTAAGTGCTTTCTTTATTTTGTTTTTTAATCCGACATTTGATTTAAAAAACAAAACAGAACCTGAAGCTGAAGCCAGTACTACCGCTGGTTTCATAGAAGATACGTATAGGGGTCCGTTCGTGGACAATTTCATTCCGCCCAAGTACGGAGACGTGGGAACATTCGTGGCGTACTCAAGTGTACCGGAGGATCACTGGTTGCATGGTTTTCCCCATAAAAAATCCGAGTAAAAAGACGGCGAATGCGATGATCCACGTCGATTTATCCACCTTTTCGAATAGATCAAACTTTTCATTCTGTGACGGGGGAGGAGGAGGAGGGGGTGGGTAGTCCATGTAATACTGGGGCATCTCCTGTACGGGCTCTTCTTCCACCTTTTCGAGATTGGGGTTATAATCGATGGGATTTCCTATATCAGTCTCCATTTTCTAATATAGTTTTTGTTTTTTTTAAGCATCTTCTTCCTCACTTTCACTCTCATCGTCGACGATGAAATCCTTGAGATTCCCGTTTTCATCGGCGTCACTGTCATACTCTTCTTCACTCTCGTCCGAATAACACTCCTCCTCCGTGTCGAGATCCGAGTCGAAATCGGTATCGTGCTCATCAGATCCGTAATCATCCACGAGATCCTTCTCCGTGGGTTGGAAGACAGTGGGTTTCTTTATCTTGCGTCCTGATCGAGTGATCATTTGGGTACTTAGAGTTACTTCTGTTTAAGTAGTTTTAAGACATTTGAGTGTAAACCATGTGCCCTGGACGTGTTCTTTTTACATTTAGGGCATTTTTGTTTGATTACTTTTCCATCTATGACATACGACATCACCACATCTTCGTGCATTCCCTTGATCGTTTCACAATACATGGATGTGGTGAGTGCGACCAACTTATTCGCATCCCTACGGATACTCACCACCTGGGTATCTTCTGGAGCGTTCATATTTTTTCGAATAAACGATTCGAGATGGGGCTTGACATCCGATTGATTGATCGGTGGTTTCTCCACAAACTTTTTAATCTCTCGACACTTACTGAGTTCTTCCTTTTTGGGGTACAGATGATCCACGATCGTCTGTGTCAATTGGTGTCTCCGCCCACAAAAGTCTTTACAGAACCCATCACGACGGCCCCTGAGTGTTTCGCAGAGACAGAAACACTTTTGAAGGATCATGTGCCCACTGACGATGAACCACACATGATTAGAACCGTGTTCCCGCCTGAGATTTTCACAGTATTTGGAATTGGTCGACACGAGGTACGTATCCCCACGCTTGAATAGTTTCTGGATGTATGCACTCCCCTGTCCTTCCATGTTTTTGCGAATGAACGTCTCTATCAGGTGTTTCGCCTCTTCGTTATGGACCTCATCCTTCGTCTGTTCCTTCGTGAACGTTCCCTCCTTAATTTTTGTGGATGGAGGTTCTACGTGCGTCACTTGGGGCTCATTCGTTCGAACGACCGCCATCTTAAGGATCTCGAGTGTCGGGTCCTGACCAATTTTCAGAATCGCACTCAGAGGTGGACCTGGTTTGTACACGAAAACCGGGAGGTACGCGAGTTGATCCACCTTCCCCTTTTCACACCCCTGACACCCCTGACCACCACACGAATCGTGTTTCGCCTTTTTATACGACCACGGCATCCTGAACCCACTCCCTTTCGTCTTTCTGTCCGCGTTTCCATAGACGGCGGCATCGATGATCGCATTCCAGTCGATACGACTTTTGGCTTTGGAAAGTGCCACGAGGATATGTTCTCGAAGTGCGATCGCCGATACTTGGTCCACGACAAACCCCGACCAATTCAAGTGTACACCAGTCTTTACGAGTTCTCCACACTTTTTAGGGGGTGCCACGGAAATGAGACACTCTTTACCACCGTGACGTTTCACCTTGTCACAGATAATCTTACAGACATCCTTAATTTCATCGAGGTCCAAGGCTTCTCTGTCCTTGTAATCGATATCCACGAAGAAGTTGTACCTCTCACTCTTCTGTTCGACGACATAGAGCCGCTCTCCACGTCGGACCGCCTCCACGTACCTTTCGTGAAACTCGTTCAATTTATCAAATGGCACGGATAGGACGCCACCGTCCATGAGCACATGTGATAGATTGGCTGCATGAGTAAACTTTTGTGATGCACACCAACTCTTAAACATATTTGTTAAAAGTCTCTACTCTCTAAACCATCGCATACAAGATACATCTCTATATTCAGTTCCCTGGGATAATTCCTTCTTTATGGTGAGGAGTTCGTAGACCGTCTTGGATTCATTCTCCGTGATCCATTCCGTCACTTCCTGGTCACAGAATCCACGATTCTTCTCGAGAAGGTCACCAATCTGTCGTAAAATGAAAGCCTTCGACTTCATTATTTTATAGAAAAGGTTTTTCTATTCAAAGAACTCATACAGGCATAAAACTGTGGGTTTTTTAATACATTATCTATGATGAGTTTCCAACGTTTACGTGAGTTAAACTCATCGAGGGTGTCATAACTCATATAATCGTTTTCGTCGTACGTTTTTCGGATGGGCTGTTTTAGGGCTTTCCTGATGTTCATCTTGTGTTTTTCTTCGTAAAACTTACGAACCTGTACCTGCTGTTCAGACCTCGAGTAATTGACAAAAAAGATAAAGACGTTGTATTCGAGATCCACCGTGGGACTCTCCTTGACTGTAAACTTAAACTCGGTATATTCACCATTTTTGAGGGCGACGACGCCCCTGGTTTCTTCTTCCAGTTCACGAAGAGCACACCGAAGAGGATTATAAATCTCTCTCCGTCTGCACCCCCCTGTGACGAAAATCCAATCTTTGAATCTCCAGTCCCTCACCGTGAGAAATCTAGGTTTCCCATCGGCAAAGCTGACTGGTATTGCAATCGCTTTGTATTTTTTCATTGCGCATTCGCAAGTTATAATAAGGGTACAAGTTTATTCCTCCTTCTTTTCTTCAGCCACTGGCTCGGGCTCTGGCTCTGGCTCTGGCTCGGGTGCGGGGGTGAGACGCTTGACGACCTGCGCCGAAAACATCTTGAAGTTGTTCATATCCTCCTTGGTCTTATTGAGTTCCTTGAAGAGGAAGATGATACCGATGGCGCATACGATCGTGGCGACCATCATGAGGGTGTCACGATTAACGGGAATCATTTATAGTTGAAAATATCTTTTTCTTTTTAAGCAATCGCACCCAACATGGTTTTACCCGGTGTGGGACATTCATAGGGCGACTGAGCGAATTGGACGGCTTCGTAATGCGCGTGTTCACACGATTTGTTTGGGGAAGGGGACGCCTGGGTCTCACCGACAAACTTTTCGAGTGTCCTGGATTTAGGATCGTACGTCAATACAAAAACGATGGCAAGGAGGAAAATGAGTTTCCACATATAGTAATTAGTTAGAATATAAAAGTCCACCCATACCATTTTCGATACGGAGAACGTTGTAGTTCACGGCGTAGATGTCCTTCTCACAGTTGGCGGTATCGTTGATGATACGAGCCGAATCGAGGCGCGAGAAGTTGAGGGAGCCAGTGGGCTGGAGCTTACCGGACTCGAGGCAGAAGGGGTAATAGAAGAGCTTCTTGGCGGTCGCGGAGCTGCCGTTGGAGGAGTGGTAGAAGAGGGGCACGGTGGTGAAGTGAGGATCGGCAAACTTGAAGTCGGTCACATCGGTACCGTTGATCTGGAGCTTGAGCTTGTTGCTGCTGCCGAGGATGGCGAGATCGGAAGCATCCGCGGAAGCCAGGTACTTCACGGGGTGGTTGAAGTTCATCTCTTGCATCTTGGAACCCGAAGCGATCGCCTTCTGGACCTGGGTCATGATCATACTCTGGGGCTGCGCCGCGAACATCTCACGCTCCTGGGTGTCGAGGTAGGCATAGTTCGCGTAGACATCCCACTTATCAGTCGCCGCGGCGGTCCCCCAGGTGATGCGAAGCTCGACATCGTGGTACTGGAGGGAGATGAGAGGAAGGGCGGATTGCCAGTTCTCACAGAATGAGAAGCGGAGAGGGTAGAATCGGGAGTCACCGGACCCACCGAAAAGGTTACCGGAGATGGACTTGGCGGAAGAGGTGGCCGAGAGGGCCGGGGCGATGAGGGTGGAGTAGACGGAATCCTGTTCATCAATGACCTGTCCGCCGACGAGAAGCTCCACCTTGGAGATCTTGGTGCGCCACTGGGTAGTGCTGTACTCCTGGGTCGCGGTGCCGTTGTTGGGCACGAGGTAGACGTAGCCGAGCATGTCACCCTTGCGCTCAAAGCGGATGGTGGACATACCGTTGTTCGAGACGTTGCCCTGAATGACCTGACGCTCGACAGTTTGGGA